CAATTACTTTTACAGGTGGTGAAGGTATTGATACATCTGTTACAGATAATACTATCACAATCGCTGCTGAAGATGCTACTGACACTAATAAAGGTATCGCTTCATTTGACGCAACTGACTTTACAGTTTCATCTGGTGACGTAACTTTAAATGCTGAAAGAGTACAAGATATTGCTGGTGCAATGTTCGGTTCAAATACTGAAACATTAATTACAGCAACTTACCAAGACGCTGACGGTACAATAGATTTAGTTGTAGATAATGATTTATCAAACTATGATAACTCATCATCTGGTTTCATAACTGCTTCAACTACAGATACATTAACTAACAAAACTATTAACGCTTCACAATTAGTAGATGGTTCAGTATCAAGTGCAAAGATAGCTGGTGATGCAATTGATGGAACAAAGATTGCTGATGACGCTATTGACTCAGAACATATTACAGACGGTTCAGTAGATAATGTCCATTTATCAAATTCATCTATCACAATTGGTTCTGATAGTGTATCATTAGGTGCAACTCAAACTGATTTAAATGGTATCACTTCTTTAGATGTAGATAACATTACAATTGATGGTAATACAGTTTCAACTACAAACTCAAATGGTGATTTAGTATTAGACCCTAACGGTACAGGTGATGTTGATGTTAATAACAGTAAAATTATTAATGTTTCAACTCCAACTGCTGACAATGACGCTGCCAACAAGGCATACGTTGATGGTGTTGTAAATGGATTAGATGTAAAAGATTCAGTAAGATACGCTTCAACAGCGAATGTTGCTGGAACATATGACAATGGTGCTGGTACAATCACTGCTGGTTCAAATGGTGCTTTTTCAATTGATGGTCAAACTCCATCACAAAACGATAGAATATTATTAAAAGATCAAACTGATCCTGTTGAAAACGGTATCTATGTTGTTACAACTGTAGGTGATGGATCAAGTGCTTATGTTTTAACAAGAGGTCCAGACGCTGATACTGCTGCTGAAATAACTGGTGGTACATTCTTCTTTGTTGAAGAAGGTTCAGCAAACGCCGATAACGGTTATGTTGCAACTCATAATGGAACACCAACACTAGGTACAACTGATATTACTTTTTCTCAATTCTCTGGTGCAGGTCAAATCTCTGCTGGTGATGCATTAACAAAAACTGGTAATACTTTAAATGTTGCTGTAGATGATAGTACAATCGAAATATCAAGTGACGCTTTACAAGTTAAAGCAAGTGGAATTACTTCTACTGAATTAGCAAGTAATGCTGTAACAACTGCCAAAATTACAGATGGTAATGTTACAAACGCTAAATTAGCAAATTCAGGTATCACAATAACAGGTAGTGACTCTTCTTCGGATGCTGTTGCTCTTGGTGAAACATTGACTATTGCAAACGGCGAAGGTATTGTAACAGCGATTAGTTCAAATACATTGACAATCACTGGAGAAGACGCTTCAACATCTAACAAAGGTATTGCTTCATTTGCTTCTGCTAACTTTACAGTATCAAGTGGTGCTGTTTCGATTACAGAAATAGATGGTGGTACTTTTTAATTAATTAATTAAATTTAAAAAATGACAAGTATTGTAAAACTAAAACGAACAACAACAGCAAGTAATATACCAACTACTAGTGATCTTGTTGATGGTGAAGTAGCGGTTAATATAGCCGATAAGAAAATATATGTTCGTAATGGTGCAAGTATAGTAGAGGTTGCTAATAATGCTTCAGCAGGTTCTACAGACTTAACAAGTGTTGGAACAAATATTATTGGAGATACTGACAACGCTTATGATATTGGTTCTTTAGCATCAACATTTAGAGATATATTTGTTGGTCGTTCAGTTAAAACTAGAGTAAATGTTTTTACAAGAAGTGGTGGTTTAGGTTCTGCTGCTGGTGAATTTGCTTTTAAAATCAATACGGAAAGACAGACGTTTGATGAAGTTTATACTGTTGCTACAGGAACAGGAACAAAAGCAATTGACATAACAAACTTTGATGATAATAACCCAGCATATACATTTTAGGAGATAAAGAATGGCAGATAAAACACCGATAAGATTAGTACTAGATGGATCAAACCCTACTGGTATTGCTGAATATCAATCTGGTGAAACTATTCCAGTCGCCTCTGGTGGTACTGGTTTATCATCTTTAGGTACAGCAGGATATTTTTTAAGAACAAACGAAGCGGGAACTGCTTTAGAATATGCTAGTGTTGTTTCTCAATTTACTTTAACTGGTGATGATAGTTCAGACGTAACTTTTAGTACTGGACAAACATTAAGAATTTTAGGTGATACAGGAATTACCGCTGCTGTTACAGACGCTGGCGATTCTGGTGCAATCTTAACAATAGATTTAGATGATACTGCTGTTACACCTGGTAGTTATGGTTCATCAACTGCTGTTCCTCAAATTACTGTAGATCAACAAGGAAGAATTACAAGTTTAAGTACTGCTGCAATCAGCACATCATTTACACTTGCTGCTGATAGTGGTTCAAACGACACATTTAATACTGGAGATACATTAACTATTTCTGGTACATCAAACGAAATTGAAACTGCTGTTACTGATAATACAATTACAATTGGGTTACCAGATGACATAACTGTTGGAAATAACTTAACGGTTACAGGAAACTTAACTGTAAATGGAACAACTACAACTTTATCAACTACAAATACTACAGTTGAAGATCAACTATTTGAATTAGGTAATGGTCGTACAGGTTCTGCTACAGGAGATTCTGGTATCATAATTGAAAGAGGAGATGATAGTAACGTCTTTATAGGTTATGATGAATCAGCAGATAAAATTACTTTTGGTACTGGTACATTTACTGGTGCAAGTACAGGAGATTTAACATTAACAGACTCAGATATTAGAGTATCTGGTATTGAAGCAACTGGTGATTTAGATGTAACAGGTACATCAACATTATCAGGCAACATAGTTTTAGGAACTGGAGATGGTGGAGATAGTTCTACAAATACAATTATTGTAAATGGTAGAATTGCAAGTGATTTAATACCTTCACAAGATTCAGTTTATAATTTAGGTCGTGCAGATCAAAGATGGAAAACAATTTTTCTTGCTGCAGAAACATTAGATATTGGTGGTGCAACTATCTCATCTGATGGTTCTGGATCAATTACAATATCAGGTAGTGGTGCGGTATTACCAGTAGGTTCAAAACTAGGAGATGATACTATTGCTGCTGCTGACTCAGTAACAGGTTTAGCAACTAGAAAAGTTAATTTTTTCACTAATGCTGGAGGTTTAAGTAGTGCAAATACTCAATTTACATTTGCTGCTACTTCAAACACTTCAGTATTTAAAGCATTTACAAGAAGTAATGGTAGCGCTCAAGCAGTAATATCATTATTTACATTTTAAATAAGGTATAAATAAGAGTAGGAGAAACAATTTATGGCAGCAAAAACACCGATAAGAGCAGTCTTTACAGGTTCAGACGCTACAGGTTTATCAGAATTTCAAACTGGTGAATTTGTCGATTATGCATTTGGTGGTACTGGTTTAACTTCATTAGGAAGTGCTGGTCAAGTACTAAAAATTAATTCTGGTGGAACAGCATTAGAATACGGTAATGTTGAGGCAGTTATCAATATTGATGGTGCAACTGATTTAACAGGTTCAACATTAGTAGCGGGCGATCAGATTATATTATCTGATGGCGGTACGGAAGGTAGAGTTACATTATCACAATTAGATACTTTATTTTCTGGTACTACACAGACTTTAACTAATAAGACTTTAACAAGTCCAACAATTACAGGTACTGGTGCAATCGCTGGTACATTTACTGGTAATATTACTGGTGATGTTACAGGAAACGCTGACACAGCGACTACACTTGCAACTGCTAGAACAATTGCTGGTCAATCATTTGATGGTAGTGCTAATATTACTATCGCTTCAACTGATTTATCAAACACAAGTGATGTTGTATTATTAGATTCTACACAAACACTTACAAACAAAAGTTTAACTAGTCCTACAATCACAGGTACTGGTGCAATCGCTGGTACATTTACTGGTAACATTACTGGAGATGTAACAGGTAATGCCGATACGGCAACAACTCTTGCTACAGCAAGAACAATTGCTGGTCAGTCATTTGATGGTTCTTCTAATATTACAATCGCTGCTACAGATTTATCTGACACAGACCAATCACTATCAACTACAGATAATGTAACGTTTAATGATATGACTGTTTCTGGTAATTTGACAGTAAGTGGTACAACAACAACAGTAAATACAGAAACTATTAATCTTGCTGATAACACTATTACTTTAAATAGTAACGAAACAGGCACACCATCACAAGACGGTGGTATAGAGATTGAACGAGGTACTTCAACAAATAAAACTTTAATTTGGAATGAAACAACTGATAAATGGACTGTTGGTTCAGAAACATTTGTTGCTGCTACATTTGAAGGTGCTTTAACTGGTAACGTAACTGGTGATGTAACAGGTAATGCTGATACAGCAACTGCTTTAGAAACTGCTAGAACAATTGGTGGCGTATCATTTGATGGTTCTGCTAATATTAATTTACCTGGTGTTAATACATCTGGTAATCAGGATACTTCAGGAAACGCTGCAACAGCAACTGCTTTAGAAACAGCAAGAACAATCGCTGGTGTATCATTCGATGGTTCCGCAAATATTTCAATTGCTCCTACAGATTTAACAGGTGTTACAGCAACTGCTGCTGAAATTAATAAACTAGATGGTGTTACTGCTACAACTGCTGAATTAAACTTCATAGATGGTGTAACAAGTGCTATTCAAACACAATTAGATAGTAAAACAACACCAGCATTTGCTATTGCTCAAGCAATTGCATTAGGTTAATTTAATAGTTATAAATAGTTCTAAAAGAAACTATAATTGTAGGGTAAAATGGCGAATCCAAGTAGTAGGGAAACTTTAAAACAGTATGCATTAAGAGCACTAGGGAAACCTGTTATTGAAATTAATGCTGATGACGATCAATTAGAAGATAGAATTGATGAAGCGTTACAGTATTTTGCTCAATATCATTATGACGGTGTTGTTCGTACTTATTTAAAATATAAATTCACTCAAGCAGATAAAGATAGAATGAAATCACCAGAAGGTGACTCATCTTCATCTGGTACTAAAAATTCAGTAACTACATCTTTTGAAGAAGGCAACGGTTATATTGTTATGCCTGATACTGTTATATCAGTAATGAATATTTTTAATTTATCTGATAGACACAATTTAAATATGTTTGATGTAAGATACCAATTAAGATTAAACGACCTTTACGATTTTTCCTCAACATCAATTATTCACTACGATATGACAATGAGGCATTTAGATTTACTAGATCATATTCTAGTAGGAGAGAAACCTATTAGATTTAATCAACATAGTAACAGACTATACATTGATATGGACTTTAAGCACGATATTGAGGTGGATGAATATTTGATTATAGAATGTTGGAGAAAACTTGATCCAGATACCCATACAGATGTATATAACGATATTTTTTTAAAAAGATATGTTACTGCTTTATTTAAAAAACAATGGGGCGCTAACTTATCTAAATTTAACGGTGTAGCGATGATAGGTGGTGTTACTCTTAATGGACAAGAAATTTTTACTCAAGCATTACAAGACATTGAGAAATTAGAAAAAGAAATTAGAGATTCATTTGAAACGCCTGTATCCTACCTAATAGGGTAATAGTCAATGGCAGTAAATCATTATTTCCAAGGTGGTCAAGGGATCGGTGAGCAATCAGAAAGAAGATTGCACGAAGACCTTATCATTGAAGGATTAAAAATTTATGGACAAGATGTCTATTATCTTCCACGAACATTAGTCAATAGAGATTTAGTACTCAACGAAGATCCTGCTGGTTCTTTTGACGATAGTTATTTAATTGAAGCATATTTTGAAACACCAGACGGATTCCAAGGCGATCAGGAAATAATCAACAAATTTGGATTAGAAATTAGAGATGACACAACGTTTGTCATTGCAAAAAGACGTTGGGAAGATCAAGTTGATAATACAGCAACTATGATTGTAGAAGGAAGACCTAACGAAGGTGATGTTATTTACTTCCCTTTAATGAAAAAGTTTTTTGAAGTTCAATTTGTAGAAGATCAGGAACCATTCTTTCAATTAGGTAATCTACCAGTTTATAAATTAAGAGTTACAACGTTTGAATACAGTTCAGAAAGATTTAGTACAGGTATTACT